GTTGAGCCACCAAGCGAGCAACAAAAGCAGCAGAAACAAAAATAAAAGACAACGCTGCAAATATGTTTTTAGGTATAGATTCATTGAAGAAAGGTAATATGACCTCTATGCCTGATAACACAGCAGCCAACACCATAAAACGGATAGACCATGCCTTTTTGAGGATGTCTTTCCAGTTATCGTAAAGTTTCATTTGTGAAAGAATGTACTAGACAGCCAAGTAACCACACCGCCTATTAAAGAAGAAAAGCCCATGATTGCCCATAGGCTTCCTTTAGACCGTTCTGCCATAGCGACTAGCTTTTTAATATCAGCTTCCATTACATCTACTTTGTTTTGCAAATGCTCTACCTGATTAACTAGACCGCCAAATTTGAACATATCAAATTTTTCTAACGGATCAGACATTTTTAGCTCCATTTATTTTTTAGTTAATGGAGCAGTACCCAAAAGCTCCCATGCTTGTTCAGCAGTAATATTATGGTTTGCAACAGCATCTATATCATTTTTTTCACGAATAGCATGAATACAGCAAAATACAGTATTAGGCTCTAAAGCAGTAAATTGATGATTAATGCCTTTGGGTGTAACAATAAGATGAGGAGCTTTATATTCTGCCTCGCCATTGTCATGCACCATTTTTACTGACCCAGTTGCCAATAAAGTTATGTGGTCAAATTCATGTGCATGAGTTTTGTGTGTATCACCTTTTTCAACAAAATGATGAAGTTTTACTAAAACATTATCAACAATTTTCAAATCAGTTTTTGGACTAGACACGACTTACCTCAATTAAAGATTCAGATTGCGGTGGATTGTAATACCACAAACAAGCAAACTCATCAAAAGTAACATATTGCTCATCTTCTGGAGGAACAATAGGCTTAGGATTTATAAATGCATCACGATTTGAATCGTATGTATAGTCTGTTCCAGCGTAGTTTTTTCTAAATGCCTTAGATTGATCTGGATCAATTTCATTAGTTCCAGCGATATAGTAAATACCAGCCCGAGTATTGTAGCTAGTTTGAAACCAAATTGTTTCTTGACCATATAATGATTTTAAAAAATCAATGCCAAGTTGCTCTACACGCTGACCTTGTTCGTTTTCCATCATTGAATTATCTAAACATAGGACTCGTAAAACAGTATTATTTGAGTCCAATTCTGCAAAGTGAGCCATTATTGGAATCTCCATTTAATTATTACAACACCAGAACCACCAGCTTGCGGAGAACCAGCTCCAGATGTTCCACCTTTTCCACCGCCACCGCCTCCTGTATTTGCGCTTCCAGGATTAATTCTAGCTCCTCCACCACCTAAACCTCCAGATCCACCGCCATCTCCACCTCCACCGCCACCGCCAGCATAATAAGTTGCAGAACCAGTTATAGAGTTTTGTAATCCGTTACCGCCATTTCCTCCACTAAACCCTCCGCCATTGCCACCAGCGCTTTCTTTTCCACCACCACCACCCCCACAAGTTCCGTAACCATCATTTGCGCCAGTTCCACCATTTTGACCTTCTCCAGAAACCCCTGTTCCGCCACCAGTAATACCAGTTCCACCACCGCCACCGCCCGATCCACCATTTTGACCTTTAACACCAGTTGTAGGTCCTCCACCTCTACCACCACCAGTTGTAGTGACTAAAGATGCAAAAGAAGAAGATTGACCATTAGTAGCTGCAGCTCCACCGCCACCAACAGTAATTGTATAAGTTGTTTCTGTTACAGATTGACCTGTTCCAGACTTCATTCCTCCTGCTCCACCGCCACCAGCATCGCTACCACCTCCCCCAGCGACAACTAAATATTCAACTACAGAGCCTTCTGTTAAGTCAGAACCTAATTTACTAACAGTAAACGAACCAGAGCCATTGAATACTGCGATCTTATAATTTCCGCTTGTAGTTACAGTTGCGCCTGATGCAGACGCATCCATAAATAAAGCAGCAGTAGCTCCAGCAAGAAGTGAATTTTTAGCAGCAAACATTATGGTGTGTATCCTTGAGCAATAGAGCCGTACCAGTTAGTTCCATCGGCAACAAAAGTTAGAATGTCCATTTTCCCAGCAGTAGCAGTAATTGTTGGTGCGCCAGCAGTACCCCATTTTACAGAAGTAAATGTAGCTGTACCATTACCAGTAGAGGCTGCTTGCTTTAATAACAAAACAAATGATTTACCAGCAGTAGCCGTAGGCATTGTAAATGTACAAGCCGTTGATGCAGTTAAAGTAGCAGTTTGCACAGTTCCATTTGTTAGTGATAATGTATGACTAGATGATACTGTTCCAATAGCAACCACGCTTTCTACATAGTTTTGTACTGTTGTCGTAACATCGCCTGTTCCTGTGCCAGCACCAATCGCTGTACGAGCAGCAGCAGCATCAACAGCAGTAAATACATCGTTACCTACTGTTGTTGCGCCTAGCTCTGTACGAGCTGCTGTAGAAGAAATAGCCTTAAACAGATTGATACCAGTCGTAGTACCGCCTAGGTTTTGCAAGGCAGCAGTAGTAGTCGCTGCATTTGTTCCGCCAGCAGCAATCGCCAAAGTATCTCCAGAAGTACCGCCTTGGAAGTCTTTGAGCTGACTCATCAACTCCCGAATAGCATTGTTAATGCCAGATGGCGCACAGCCTTCTGCAATATCAATACCGTCTATATCGGTATTATTGGCTGGTGTTAAGCTAAATTCTGAAATTCGTGTCTTTGGCATTTTATTTCCTTAAATATATGACCACTCTAAACCATAAACTTTATCAACCAATCCATCACAACATCTGCGTATGTTGCTTCTACTGCGAGGATCTCCATTTACAAACCTTCCAGCGTCAGATAAAGAATTAAATATTTGCCCATTTGTTAAGCATTTTACTTTTTTGCCACGCAAATAACCAATTTTTTTATGCGTTTCTGACATCTGTTTTTTTGTTTCTTCTGTATGTTTTTTGCCATACATATGGTGCTTTTCGCCAGCTTTGTTTACTTTTCCCCATTGTGCAATCTTTTCTTTTGCTTCTTTGCTATGTTTTTTGCCTAACATATAAGAAGGCATTTTTGCTCGTTCTTCATTTGTATACCCTATGCCACCATCGGCAAAGTTCATACATAAGTTTGGGTGTTGTTTTTTTGCAGCTTTAACCAATGTTCTTTCAAAGTCATAAGCATCTTTTGCTGTTTGGCAACTTGCAACAATAACTGTTTTTAGCTGTATATTTGCCTTTTTACAGTTTTTAACCCAAACACCAGATCCTTTGTAATAGTCAATTTTTTTGGATGTACTGTGTTTTCCAATGTAAAACTTACCATTGGTTGGATTTGTGGTTATGTAAACCGTATGATGCAATTACTGTCCTAAATTGGTTTCTTCTTCAATCAAACGCTGTCTTTCCATTGGAGATGACAGCAATCCTCTAATACCTAATGTTGGTGCTAATGCTGTTCTACCACGAATAACCTCTGGCATACGACCAAGAGCTATCATGTCTTGCAATTCTTGGAATCTATTTAATCCCATGCGTGTAGCACCAGCTCTAGCTGCGCCACCGACTACTGGAGCAATTACAGCACCAGCTGGACCAAGTAACGATGCGCCTAAATATGCGCCACCAGCACCAGCAACAACCGATGATGGGCTTAAACGACCAGCCCAACGCAATAAGTTTTGAACATTTCCACCTTTGGCAGCAGATCGAATAGCTTGTTGCTCCGCTTTGGTAAAAAATTTCATGTCCTCTGAGTCAGCAAGATTAACCAACTTTCTACGCAAAGCATTTTCCATGCCTGATTGCGAATAGTTAGTAACTGAACGAATATCTGCGCTTTGCATAATATCGTCAAAAATCTGTGCTTTTTGACTACGCTTCCATAGCTCACGAGCCTCATTCAATGCGCCAACCGCTTGTTTTGCATTGCCAGCAGCCAAGTCTTTACCACTAAGAGAATTGATATATCCATCAAACTCTTTTAATGCTTCTCTAGCAAACTTAGCATCTCGCCCACCGCCAGCAGCGGCATCACGAATAAACTGTCGTGTTAGGTCTAATTGTTCTAGCGTTTGTGGTTCTTCAAATGTGCGTGTAAGCCTACGGATTACAGCGTTTGCCTGTGTATCAACCTCAGGATCAATAACAATCTTGCTAGTTACTTTATCTACAATCTTTTGACCAGCATTAGAAAGACTTTCTGGTTTAATGGCTGCACCAGCATCAGCAGATCGTTTGTAGGCTGCGCTAGATAATGCTTTTAAATCATCAATCGTAGGAACTGCCTCTGTTTGCCTTGGGCGAATACCAGCAGTTGCACCAACAGCAGCTCCAGCAGCCATACCTAATAGCGGATTATCAGTAACTTCGCCAACATATTGTCCTGTAGCAGCAGCGGGAGCAGCGACAACAGTTTGAGCAACAGGAGCTTGAGCTAATCTTGCAGCTAAGTTTCTACCGCCTTCTGTAGCAGCGGTAGCAGCTAATCGACCTAATGCTGGCAACTGTGTTCCTACACCAGCTAAACCACTACCAGCGGCTTCGATAACACGCTCTCCTGTGCCTGTAGGCTCTGGCAAGCCCATTTGAGCCATACCACGAGATACAGCCTGAGATGGGCTAAATCCTTGTGTTTCAGGCAATCCACGCACTCTGCGGATAACATTCTCTATTGCTGCGCTACCCATACCAGCTAGATCGCCAATCGGCAAAGCCATAGAACCAATCAATGCTCCAGGCGCACCACCAACCATAGCACCTAAACCAGCGCCAGCAACTACAGGAGCAGCACCTCTAGCTAGTAATTGACCAGCACGAGCAATTTCGCTTGTTTGTTGTTGTGGTTGTGTTTGGACTGTTTGCATTTCGCCCAAAGACTCAGCAATCATTTTCTGAGCCTGTTCTGGTGTAGTTCCTTCTGGAACTTCAAACCTTCCAATTCTGCCATCAGGCAGTTCAAATCGAGCTATAGGCATTATTCAAATCCTAAAAATTTAACTTGTCCTTTTTGCTGCTTTCTTTGTGGCTCTGGTAATGTTACTTTTTCTAATCCAATTGGCTCTTTTGCGCTCTTAGGAATTTGATCTAAACGGCTATTCCAAGAACTAACAGCTCCTCGTGCAACTTTTTCTTCAATCTCAAGTTGTTGTTCCAATGCTTTTTTGCTATATGTAATGTTACCTAAACGAGCATTTTCCAAGAACTGACGATCTTTGTCAGTAAATCCTTGACCAGCACCAAGACCAGAAGCTCTAACCGCATCAAGAGTTGCTTGCGCTCTACCAGCCATTAACATTTGTGTATTTGCTACAACTTCATCTGTATTTTTACCAGCTACTCCAACTGCTTGACCAAATTTAGCAAGTTCTAATTTTTGATTTGCTAAAGTACCTGTAAATACATTACCAGATTCTAAAAGCTGTTTTGTTCTTTGAACTTGATCTAATACTCCTGGTGCTTTTGTTGCAATGTCATATCTTGCAGCATCTTGATCTGCAATTTTGCTTGCCACAGCACCGCCATAACTTTTCTCTGTATTAACGCTTAAATTAATATTTGGACCAGTTGCTTTATCTAATTGTTGATACTGAGTAAAAGTCATATCTGCTGGAATTAGACCTTGTTCTTTTGCTTGAACAAACTCAGTAATTTTTGCTGGTTGTTTTGGTGCGCCTTGTGCTTTTACTTGACCAGTTCTTTTTCCAACCATAGTTGCGCCTTCTGGAAGAATTACAGATTCTTCTTCTTGCGCTTTTCGAGCTGCCAAAGCATCTTGAATTTGTTGGTTTATTGCGCTTTGATATGCTTGTTGACCAGAAATAAGTCCTGTTGCAACTGGTTGCAAAATGCCTTGTGGCATACGAGATGGACCACTAGCAGCAATAATTCCTAAACCAGTATTTAATAAACCAGCTCTTTGCGCTGCTTGGCGCATCTTTTCTTCA